ATGAGAAAGGAGACAAAAGAAAACATCCAGTATTCAACTGCTGTGGGAATGCTTGTTTTGGGAGCGTCCTTGGCTGTGGCTGGTTTTGTGTGCTCGGAACCTATGGGGCAGATACATGATAGTGTATTGTGGTTGTTTGCCCAGTGTCTGTTGTATGCCGGTAGCGTATTTGGCATAAGCATCTATATTAATAGCCGGTTTAATAACTTGATAGAGCAATTAAAAGAAAAGGAGGGAAAGAAATGAAAAGTTTACCAAGAGGATTGAGAAACAATAACCCCGGTAATATCCGCATAACAAAGGATAAATGGCAGGGGTTGAGAGAAAAACAGACAGACAAGGATTTTTTCCAGTTTACAGAAATGAAATGGGGTTATCGTGCTTTGATCCGCACATTACAGAATTACAGAAGGAGACATAACTGTATTTGTATCGCGGACTTTATTACAAGATGGGCCCCACAGACAGAGAACAATACAGGGGCTTACATCAGACGGGTATGTCAGGATATGCAAGTACCTTCGGTATATGTTCCGGATATTGAGGATAAAGATACGATGTGCTCTTTGGCTGCTGCTATATCTTATGTTGAAAATGGTGTCCCTGCCGTAATGGAGGACGTTTTTAAGGGATGGGACCTGCTATGAAACAAAGGATCTATATATGGATTGCGGTAGCGATAGCATTGCTATTGGTACTTATTTAAATACAATAATATGAAATGGCTTCCTTATATATTAATAATTGTACTCGCTTTCGGTTTAGGATGGTTTGTAAAGCCATCCCCCGAAGCAGTTATAGAGGCAAGAACGGATACGGTATTCAGCACAAGTATTATTGTAAAGAGAGATACGGTAAAGTATTATCTTCCTTCCCCTGTACTGTGCTGGCATGATGGTGATACAATCCATGTAGGAGACACTATTCTTCCTGTTGAGCAGAAGATATACAGAGATAGTGATTACATCGCTTATGTGAGTGGTTACAGACCTAACCTAGATAGTATCTATGTTTGCTCTAAAACACAGACAGTAACAAACGATATCTATCACACGGTGAAGATAAAACCTAGAAGATGGGGACTGGGGATAACAGCCGGTTATGGATTTGGTAAGGATGGTTTTTCTCCTGCGGTTGTCGCAGGAATAAGTTATAGAATATGGTAATCAACAGAAAGGAGGTAAAAAGATGAAATAGCAACATCAAGTATTATCCGCCACAGGTAGAAGCGTGGCATATAATAGAAAAACTCATTTAACAAAAGTAATTCTTTCAGGGGCTTAGAATCAAAAAAAAGCCCCCATACAACGAACTACGTTAAAACTACCACATTATAACATAATCAGCATAAGATACTGCACGTTGTTGGGGGCTTAATGCCTTTTTCAACGCAGTATCCTATGCTTTGTCACAAATTATATTATAATGTGGTGAGGCAAAGATAAGAATAAAAATTAGAAAAAAAACATGTGCAAGTCAGAAATCTTTGCCAAAATAATTAATATTGTTTCAAAAGAAACAGAAGTGTCTGTAGACCAAATATTATCATCTGATAAGAATATGGAAACTGTAGATGCCCGGTATCTTCTTGTATTTTTTCTTTTCGAAAGCGGTATGTACCCTTCGCAAATAGCCGCTCATATCCACAAAACCAAACGTGCAGTTAACTACATGATATCTAATTTCCATGAGAGGATGGAGAGTGGGAAAATGATGAGAATATATTGGGACGATATAAAGAATTTGTTGGGAAACAACTGATTTTCCATGAGTTATGATCTATATACTTTTGTGCACGGTCGATTTTGACCGGATACAAAATACAAATACTTATGGAACGAACTTATGTTTTTAACCAAGACGGTGGAACCGGCGCAAACAATGGCCTGCTTGCGTCCATTCTTCCGTCCTTGCAGAACCGTGGAATTGACACTGGCTATCTGATGGGGCTGATGGGAGGAAACGGAAACGGCGGTTTCTTCGGAAACAATGGCGGTTTTCAGGACATCATCGCATTGATTGTGATTGCAGCCATCTTCGGTAACGGGAACTTCGGATTTGGCGGCAACAACAACCAAGGCAATTCAGCCGAACGTGAGATGATTATGTCAGCTATCCAGCGTAATGGAATTGATCTTAACCAATTGGCAAGTTCCATCAACTGTTCTGTCGGACAAATTGAATCTGCCATCAATGCTGTTTCTACCCAGCTCTGCAACATTGGCAGTCAGATTGGCATGAGCAGCCAACAAATCATCAACAGCATCCAAGCTGGCAATTCCGCTCTTGCAACCCAGTTGGCAGACTGCTGCTGCAAGACGCAGAACGCCATCACCACAATGGGGTACGAGAACCAGCTCGCAATGTGCAACCAGACTAACACATTAGTCAACACTGCTAACCAGAACACATTGTCATTGCGTGATGGTGCGACAGCTAACACAAATGCCATCCTTGCCAAACTTGACGCTATTCAAAATCAGGCATTGCAGGACAAGATCGCATCTCTTACTGCGGAAAAGGCTACTTTAACAGCCGAAATCTCTCAGCGTAACCAGAACGCCACTATCCTGAACGCAGTAGGACTACAGATTGCTCCTTTGGCAGCCGGATTGCAGGCATTGCAAAGCGATGTTGATGGAATAAAATGTAAATTACCCAACACTGTCCCGGTACAATTCCCTAACATAGTTGGCGTAAATCTTGACACATACAGAGCTGCTGCTTTTGGAGCCTATGCCGGTGATGCTGCATATGGCCGTGGTGGTTACGGATGCGGTTGCAATAACTACTGGGGTTAATCCGGTAAGAAAGGAGGTAGATATGTGGCCTAACTTTTTTACAGGATTCCCGTTCCCGTTTCCATCAATCGGAAGAGCAAACTTCAATACTCTTCCTACGGTGGCTGTGACAGTCGGTACGGAGAATGTTACTCTTGAACTCCCTAACCATGCGTTCCGTAACAGGGATTATGTCGGAGGGTTCTATGTCAATCTTCGTCAGGCGATTCCTGCCGGTACGACTGCAACCCTTCCGATATTGATAGGGACTAACGGGGACACAAGACCGTTGATGGCTTATAACAATGAGCCTGTGACTGTTGCAAACTTGGCTGGAACCGGTATCTATGAGATTCACTACAACAAGTACACCAACGAACTGTATCTTGTTAATGGAGGATACAGACCGACAACGGCTCCGGCTCCTACAGTAGAAACCGCTTCTTTACGGAGCAAGTAATATAATTAACATGGAGTTTTGTGGTGGTTTCCAAAATGGAAATAGCCACACTCCTTTAAAATCAAACAATCATGTTTCAGAACTTACGAGTAAACAGTACATTATATCTTCTTCACAGAGGTGCAAATCCAAGTTTGGAATGTGGGCAGGTCGTTAATGTAAGCCCTATAAAAACCATATATAAGACTGTTCCCAACATGCCTTATCCACAGCCGGTCCAAGTTATTGATTTTGTCGTGAATATAAACGGACAGAATGTCAATTTGCAAGAGATACCGGCTAATGCCAATATTGCCGATGATGTTAAAACAGGAATGCTGATTACAGGGTCAAGGGACGAGATGAATACCGAGGTCCTTACCATGAAGCAGAAAAGTGAGGATGTCTTAAAAAGTGTGGAATATCATCAGAACTTTCTTAGGGTATGTGACCAGATGCTTGCCATGCTTAATCCAGAATTTGCAGCCAAGCAACAGCAGGAGCAGGAAATATCCGCATTGAAGGGACAAATGTCCAATATGGATAAGAACATGCAGGAAATGAGCAGAAATATGGCTGATCTCATTGCACAGAATCAGAAGTTAATGGAACAGCTCGGAGTGGTTGAAACATCCAAAACAAAGAAATGATTATGGGAATGTGGGAAATATTAGAAGAAGGGCGTGACGATTACGGACGCGGCTTCGGTATGAGAGGTGACGAGGTGGAAGAAGCCTACAAGGAAGGCTGCCGCCACGGTTACGAAAAAGCCATGAGAGAGATTCATGGAGACATGGGCTTCCGTGATGGTGGAAGAAATTATTCAGGATCAGGTATGGGAGAACGAAGATATCCCGGCTATTTTCCGGAATATCCCCGCATGGATGACATGGGCGAACGCAGACGCAGACGCGCCAACGGTGAGTTTTATTAATGGTGGAGGGGTGGAATGCCCCTCTTTTTAAACAAAGGTTATGGAACAGAGATTGGATACATACAGCAGATTCCCATCTGGCATGAGGGAATATCTGGAAGCATACGGCTTTCATTTCAGCAAGAAACTTTATGAATGGGCCGTCTCAAAAATGAAGGTGAAAGACGAGGCAACAGGCAAGGAAAAGAAACTTGACCCTTGGAGTAAAGATGAAGTGGACGATATGCTCAAAGCAAACGGAATTACCATCGAGCACGACAAGGGTTATGACGTTGCTTATGTCGCAAACATGCTGAAAGCGGATTTCTATAAAAAATCATTGGTTGACGAGGCACATTTGTGCAAGCATATAAAGTGCTACCTTGATGATATTGATGGCGATCCTTGCAGGGCGTTTGACGAGTTCTTTGCCACCTGTATAGGTAAAGGGATTCCTGTAATCTGGTCGGATGTGATATGATTGTTCAGGAGTTCTACATACCAAAATATGGGGACTGGCACGTCAAAGTGTATTATGCGGTACACACCTATTGGGCGGATCGGATCATTATGGACCTGTACCGTATAGGATGCAGGGGGGATTCCCTCAAGCGTGCGTATCGCAATCTGACTGAAGGCAGAATGAATACCGGTCTAACCTATTCGGACTACAGGAGAAGAGAAACAGTAATGGTTATCTCACTAACCTCCACTCCCGAAGAATTTCAAAATTCGTGGGACCACGAAAAAGGTCATTTGTGCCGGCATATCTCCAAGGCTTTCGGGATTGATCCTTATGGAGAGGAAGCGCAGTATCTTAGCGGATATGTGGGGCAGAAGATGTTCCCTGTTGCCAAGAAGTTCTTATGTGAACATTGCAGGAAGGGACTGGAAAAATAATAATCGAACAGAAGCGTTCTTTGACTTGTTGGAATTACCGTTTTTACAAAATAGTCGTGAAATTATATACATAAATCCAATAAAATTACATATCTTAATTATAGATATATTGGAATAACAAATACTTTATTCTATCTTTGAGCCGAATTTTAAATTATAGATGGAAATGGAACAAGAAAACAACAATGCGATTCTTTCTTTTGAAGACTTTAAAAACCAAAACGGCATCGTTTATTGGTGGGCCTCAGAAGTAATGGTTATGCTTGGATATAATGATATGAAAGCATTTTGTAAAGTTCTTGACCGCGCAACAAAGGCTTTTGTTTCGCTCAACATTCCTCATTATGAAAATATAATAGCTGTGAAACGCAATAATAATGGTGTTGAGTTCCAAGACTTCAAACTTACACGTTTTGCGTGTTATCTTGCTGCTATGAATGGCGATCCAAAGAAGCCAGAAGTAGCATTGGCGCAAGCTTATTTCGCACAGCAAACACGAAAATTTGAATTATACATTGAAAACAATCAGGAAATAGACCGCGTGCTAATACGTGAAGAACTTGCAGATGGAAACAAATCTCTCGCTTCAACGGCAAAAGCCGCAAATGTTACTGATTATGCAAAGTTTCAAAATGCAGGTTATCTGGGTATGTATAATATGGAATCGTGGAAGCTTGAAAAGAAACGTGGCGTTAAAAAAGGAAAGCTATTTGACAGAATGAGCCGTACCGAACTTGCTGCCAATCTATTCCGTGTTACCCAAACCGAAGAGCTTATAAAGAGTAAACAAATATCTGGACAAGCTAATTTAGAACAAACACACTATACTGTTGGAAGACAAGTCCGAAATATAGTAGAACAAAATACCGGGCGCAAACCTGAACAGTTGCCACAAGAAAAAGAATTGCCTATAATTAAAAAAGCTCTTAAAATGACAGCAAAGGAAATGAAAAAGATTGATAAATAA